TCACTGCTAAGCCAAGGGCAGACAAGTGCTTACGCCATGCTTTACAGGCTGATGCCGCAGATTATTGTTGCACCGTTCGTTGTGCAGCCACAATATGTAGGGGGTCCGACCCGATCTTGAGGGGGGGGAGGGGTCCGACCGGCGCCGCCGGTGTCGGGGATGGTCTCTCCGCACAGAATTGCCGGGGATAAATTCCAAGGGGTCGGGAATCGCCCTTCACGAACAACCCGAGCCGGGGCAGGGTGCTCCTCGCGAAGCGACAGAGCCCCCTAACCCCAGAGGTACTCCGCAGCCGTCGCAACGTAGCCTTGCGGCGCGGCTTACCCCTGTTGCAGGTGGCCTGTCCCGGCCGGGCTCTGTTCTCCAGGGGTTGCACCTGCGAGTTGAGTAGGTCGGCGGTCCCGGCCCGCGGTTTACCCGTTGGCCCCTCGCCGTCCCCGGTCTTGGGAGGCAGGAGGTGTCCAGGCGCTAACCACGCCCGGACCGCGTCCTCCTGCCTCCCTGCGTCCCTACTCGGCTTCCGGGGAGGTGCCGGCCTGATCCTGGTGCCGTGGAGCATCCCCCTCGTCGGGAGCGGTCCCGGTGTGCTCGTGGTCCCCCGGGGCAGGCGGCCGGCGTGCTCCCGTGGCGGGCTGTAGAAGAGCGTCGCACCGCAGGTATCCATCGGGGCAGGTGGTCCCGCCGCCGTAGATCGCCTCGTAGCTGTGAGCGCTCACGCCAGCGAGCATGGCGCTCCGGCCCCAGCCGGTCAAGCCATGTGCTCAGGTCGAGGATAAGCCGCGTGGGACTTGACAGGTGTCATATTGTTCGCCATTATGGGCGGGAAAGGAGAGCGCATGTCCGAGATCAACCGTCTGAAGCGTCGCAGAGCGAACCTGGGGTATTACAGTGGCCCCGTGCCGCCTGTTGTTCCCGACCCAACCGAGTGGGAGTGGGACCGCCGCCGGCAGTACCTGGCCGAGGAGCTGCTGAAAATTCTCAGCGAGGACGCCAGCTGGGATACGGGCGATATAGCCACCGGCGTCACGGCCGAGAACCTCACGGGTCTGGCGAAGGCCGCTATGTCCGCCGCGGAGGTGATCTACCCCGAGGTCGAGCACGTCCTCATCCCCGCCTCCACGCTCGCCGACGTTCCGGCCGCTACCCAGTTCGGCGCGGCAACCGTGATGCCCACAGGAGACTGAGCCATGCCACGCAAGAAGCCGCAGCAGGCCGAGATTCTCGCGGAGGACGGCAAGCCGATCACCGCGAGCCAGGACCGGGACCCGGAGCTGCACGCGTTGTGGTTGGAGACCGTGGAGGCGCAGGACGCCACCAAGCAAGCAAAGGAGGCTGAGGCGAAAGTTAAAGAGGCTGCCGGTGCGGCGCTGCGGGTGCGCGGCATAGACCACTACAAGGTCGACGGCGCGGACCTGTGGATCGAGCCCGGCGCGGCCAAAGTGAAGGCGAAGAGGACGGATGGCCGGCCGAAGGGGAAGATCCGGATCCGGAAGGTGACTGCCGGCGCTGGTCCGAGCGAGTGGGGACCGGACGACGAGGAGGACGACGAATGAGCCCTTTTGAAGCGGCCCGCAACATCGAGGACGCGCTGGACGAAACGGGATACGATCCCTTCGACCTTCAGCCAGGAGGCTCTGCGGAACAGCGTCTCGGCCGACTCGGCCTTACCGCCGGTGAGCGCGAGCAGCTCGCGCCGTCAGCCCCTTCCTGGCTCACGATCCGCATCCCTGGCGAACCCTTCGCGCAACCCCGGGCGCGGGCGGCGGTGAACCAGAAGACGGGCCGAGCGTTCGTCTACGATCCGAAGGTGGCGAAGACCTGGAAGGCGACCGCGCAGAGCCACATGCTCAGCGTTCGCTTTCCAGGCCCGCTGGAGTCGATTCTCGCCGGCCCCGTCGAGCTCCACATCACCGCCGTCTTCACCTGCCCGAAGTCGGCGCACCGGAAACGTGAGCCCGTCAGGCGGTCGTGGCACACCAAGCGGCCGGATGCGGACAACGTGACCAAGGCGGTGAAGGACGCAGCGAAGGGCGTGCTCTGGTTCGACGATGCGCAGGTGTCGCGCACCACCTGCGAGAAGATCGTTGCGGCGCAGGGCGAAGCGCCGTACGTCGAGGTGCAGGTTCGCGCACTGGAGGTTCGGCCGTGAGCGACGCCGACGAGAATCCCGTGGCGCCGGGAGTCCTCGCTGAAAACTACAGGAGTGAACGAATGGAACCGACGACCAAGCCGAAGCGCACCCGCGCCGGCATTCTGCTCCAGATGCCCGCCGTCCAGGCCGAGGTGCTCCGGCGCCTGGCCGCGAAGATGGGCCTCTCGCAGCAAAGTCTGCGCGAGGAGCTGGAGAAAAGCCCCATTTTCGCCGACGCGATCACCCGCCAGCTCCGCAAGCAGTTTTCGGCCTGGCAGGACCGGCAGGCGAAGGACGATGTCTTCGCAGGTCTAAAAGAGGAGAACAGCGATGCGTAAGACCCTGGTTTTTATCCTGGCCATCTCGTTTTTGCTCACCGGCTGCACCGCCGCGCGCCAGCTCGGCGCCGGCTTGTTCACGGGGGCCAAGCTCACAGACACCCCCGTCGACGGCGTCGTGGCTGCCCGCCCGGAGTCGATCGGGGAGATTCTGGTCTCCCTGACCGTGGACCAGGGCACGGCGAACCTGCTGCGCACCGCGGTCGACCTCTCGGGGCGGCAAGGGCAAGTGGACCGGTTCGGCGTGGTCCTGGCCGTGATCCAGCCGGGCGAGATCCGGCCGCTGTACGTGGTCTGCCCGGCCGGGAAGGTGGCGGCGAGCTGCGCCGGGTTCCTGTCCATGGAGCCCGTGCGGGCGTACTGCCATCCGGGGCCGGCTGGGTTGCTGGTGGCGGATCGGGTGGTGCGGCCGTGACTCCGAAGGAACACCTCGACAGCGCGCTCGCAACCATCCGGCGCGTCGCCGTGCCTGACGCCGTCCTGGAAGCCATTCGCCATGGAGCCACCCTGACCGAGCGGGCGCGCATCCGCCAGGAGTTTCTGGAGGAGTTGATAACCAGGCACCAGGCAAAGATGCCATTATGGGTGTTTGACGACATTGTCGCCTCTCTGGACCGCATCTGCCCGGAGGAGGCAAGTTGACATGAGCACGCCGGTCGACTTTCTGAAAAACCTTTCCTTCAAGGCGAAGAACGCCCTCCGGGCGGCCGGCATCACAACCCTGGAGGAAGCATGCGGACTGACCGACACCGAGCTTCTGGCGCTCGAAGGCATGGGCAAGGCCTCCGTCGCCCGGCTCCGCGACTGGGAGGAGGACAAGCCCGAGAAGCCGGTGGACAAGGGCGAGCGCGCCGCCCTCCGGCGGGACCTTTACCGCGACGCCTTGGTCTCGCGCGACATGACGCCTGAAGAGGCTCGGAAGTTCGCGGACCTCGCCGTCGAGGTCTACTTTGACGGGGAGGAAGCATCGTGAGCGAGGCCTGGGCGGTCTACCTCGACGGCGCCACGGCCAAAGTGGCGCTGGCCCAGCGCATCAAGTATACGGGCGTCCCGGAAGACGCTGACGATGACGGTTTCCGGGCCACCGGCACCTGGGAGGTCGTCATCCACCGCGGCGCGCCAGCCTGGGAGAGCCACCCCGAGTTGCGTCGCGGGATCGTCTCGGTCATGACGCTCGGCCTGTTCAAGGATCTGATGCGCCCCTGGACCTGGGAGATTCCTGCAAAGTACCTGGGGCGGTCCAACGAGGGCGAGCTGCGCGAGTTCATGCTCCTGCGGGGCGGCTCGCTGAACTGGACGCTGGCTTTGAAATTTCCCCGGAACACCCCAGACTACGTCTTCGAGCGGGTGGCGCTCGGGTTCGGGGCGACGCCGTATGCGTCTCCAGAGCCGAACCGGGAACCCTCACCGCCCGCTCCGGACCTGAAACCCAAGAGCGCGAAGGCCAAGGCGCTCAGGATGAGAAGGAGGTGATCGGGTGATTCCCGTGCTCTTCACCTTGGAGGACGTCGTGAAGGCGAGCGACGAATGGGGCGCCAACTGCGGCCCCGCGGCCCTCGCCGCCGTGCTCGGACTCACGCTCGCGGAGGTTCGGCCCCACCTCGGCGATTTCGAGCGCAAGGGGTACATGAACCCGACGCTCATGTTCCAGGCCCTGCGGTCCACCGGCGCGCGGTGGCAGCGTCTCGCCTGTCCCATCGAGCCGCAGGCCGCCGTCCTCGCTGCGGACCCGCCCGCCTACTTACCTGACCACGGACTCTGCCGGGTGCAGTGGGAGGGGCCATGGACAGCGCCGGGTGTGCCGATGGCGGCGCGGTACCGGCACACGCACTGGACCGGCGCGCGTCACGCTTTAGGCGGCGTCGAGATATTCGATGTGAACGCGATGTGCGTCGGCGGTTGGATCGGGTTCGAGGAGTGGCGCGACCAGCTCGTACCATGGCTCCTCAGCGAGTGCCACCCGAAGGCGTACGGCGCCTGGCATCTCACGCACCGCCTTTCGGTGGGCCTGACGCAGGAAGCCCCGGGGGCAGGCCGGGCTCATGCCCCGCGCCGGGAGGGTTCGACTCCCTCTCCTGCAACCATTTGACGCCCCTCTCCCCCGGGTGTACCCTCAAAGCAAGACGAAAAGGAGGAAGACATGCACCCGATGGGACCTGACAGCGGACTGCCGAAGCCGAACGAGCAGCAAAAAGGGACAATCCCGAAGGTGAGCGAGAAGCCGCCGGCCGCGGCGGCGGCCGGAATCAAGACCATCATGCCGACCGGGAAGGATGACTGAGCGATGGCGACTCCGCAGGAGCTCGTGATGCAGGCTCGTCGCGCGGGCGGCCCGTCCTACAGCGCCGAGGCGAAGGCTTTTCGGCGGCAACGACGGGACACCGCCGCCGCCGGCCCGCCGACGCCGGGGGCGCCACTGACCACCACGACCATGAACAAGCCCGCAGTGCGCCCCGTGGTCCAGCCGCAGACCAACGGCATGCCCGTTATGCGCCCCATCATCCCGCAGATGCCCCCCGGTGGTGGAGGGCCGAGCGGAATGCCGGTGATGCGCTTCCCGCCCGCCGGCGGCGACATGGCCCGCCTCAACGGTCCACCCGCGGACGGAATTCAGGGCGGCGCCGCGGCAGGAAGCCCTCCGCCGCCGGGCCTCGGCCAGCAAATTCCCGGCGCTCCGTCCGGCGGCATGCAAGCCCGCCCGATGCCCGGCGTCATGCCGGCAGGTGGTCCGTTAACTCCCCCGCCGCCCGGCGGACCCATGGGGGGCGCCGTGATCGGCCCGGGCGGCCCTGTAGCGCCGGCAGAGGGCGGCGGGGGCGGCCCGTCTGCCATGTTCGACTCCATCGGCGCGGCCGGCGCTTCGATGCTGCGCCCCCGGCCGGCGATGGTGCCGCGGCCCGCGATCGACGTCTACCCGGGGCCGATGGGCGGATGAAGCCCCCCGCCCCTCTCCCGGCCTTCGCCGAAGAGTTGATTCTGCTCCTCGAGGGGCAGGAGAAGCTCGACCGGGTCCCCGCAATCCAAGCGATCGAGAAAAAGCACGGGGTCGTCATCGACTTTGACGACCTCGTGGCTGATTACGAGGAGTTTGCCCGCCGCTGGGATCGTCTCCGCAAGCTCCAGCGGATGCGCCTCGAAGACAAAATGGACGCCGGAGCGCTCGACGGGAAGTCATCGGCGGCGGTGGCGCTGCGCGGGCGCCTTCCCCGCAGCGGGAAGCGAACCGGGAATGACCGCGTCGTCCTCGAATACGACCACGGGCGGGGGATTCAGGCCCGGCGGAGGGGGTGGTGAAGACTTTGATAGACCAGACGACCTTCGGAGACGGCGCAGACGGAACCGAGCCAGGCAACTGCTTCGCTGCCTGCCTGGCGTCGCTGCTCGGCGTCCCGCTCGCCGCTGTTCCCAACTTCGCGTTGGCCGGTGAGGAGGGCTGGTGGCGGGAGCTGCAAGCGTGGCTGAGTCCGCGCGGGTGGTACGCCTTGGACATGAAATGGGGAGGCATCGACGAGGAAGTCCCGGCGGGGGTCTGGAGCAGCGGGTACGTGGCACCCGGCTCGCTGCTCATTGCATCCGGCGCTGCCGCCCGCGGCCTCCGCCACTGCGTGTTGGTACGAGCCGCGGAAGACGGCCCCGAGACCCTACACGACCCGCACCCGAGCCGAGCCGGGTTGCTGCGCATCACGCACCTGACCGTACTCGTCCCACTGGACCCGGCCATGGGCTCGGACGGGCAGCCGGCACTCCTCGCGTAGAACGCGTCCGATGGACTTCAGGCGCCTCCCTGACCGCCCCGGGCACATCCGGTACCTGAAGGCCGCGGCGAAGATCAACCGGCTCCTCGAAGACAAGAAAGACCGCCTCGTCGAGGAGGGGATGCTCCTTGACCGTGCGATCGCAGATGATGACTTCTGGTGGTTTTGTCGCCGGTTCACTAGCTTTCAAAGCTACAAAGTCGACGAGAAAGGGCACCCGCTTCGCGGCAAGCTCTGGATCGATCACCCGTACACCTTCCAGGTGGCGCGCCTGTACCAGCAGGCCCTCGTCGAGCCTGAGGATGGCTGGGTCTGGTTCCAGGTCCACCGGCTCGGCCTGAAGACCACCCTCGCCCTCGCGCTGTGCTTGTGGGTGCACAGCATCGACGACACGCAGGGCTCCTACCACCCGAACCTGGGCTTGTCGAAGACCATCGGCCTCTGGACCCACAAGGTGGACCAGATCGGTACCGGCATGGGCGCCGGCGCCCTGGCCCAGATCCAGACCGACCGGCTGAAGGACCACTATCCGCAGTTCCGGAACTTGAAAGAGGGGACGAAGCGGGGCTACGTCGTGGAGCGGCCGGCCGGGGCTCGCGAGCAAAGCCTAGTCGTGCAATCGATTCTGACGCCCGCGGAGTCCAAGCACCCGGACATCATCTTGCTCGACGACGTCCTGACAGCCGCTTTGCGCGGCAACGTCCCAATGATCGCGAAGATCGGCAAGAACCTGTCCGACCTCGCCGCGCTGGCGCCGCCAGACTGCCCCGTCATTGTTTTCAACACGCCGAAAGACAAGGCGGATCCGCTAATCAGCCGTGAGCGGGAGGGGCTCTTCGCGAAGGTCTACAAGCAGGCCGCGACGAAGGGGGGAAACTTCACGCCGGCCGGCGAGCCGAACCTCCACACCGCCGCGTACTACGCCCGCCAGCGGCGGGACATTCACGATGACTCGATCTACTACGCCGAGTTCGAGCTGGAGTTTCGGGAGCGCTCGGGAACGCTCTTCTCTTGGGAGTGGATTCGGCTGTACGACGAGCGGCCGGAGGAAATCGCGGCGGCGTCCCCGTACATCCACATCATCGTGGACGGCGCGGGCGGCAAGAAGCGGTCCGACTTCACCGTGATCCGGGTAGTCGCCTGGACGGCGGATGACGCCTGGGCCAACCTGGAACTAATCCGCGAGCGCATCGGCGCCTCGAAGGCGATGCAGATCCTCCTCGGCCGCGATCGGGCGGATTCCACCTCGGAATGGATCGAGTCGGCTGTGGTGGAAGGCTGGAAGCCCTACTGCCCCAACGGGCTGGGCCTGGTGGAAAAGTGGATGCGGTACGATCCGCAGCTCACCGTCTGGTTTGATGACCAGGGCAACGCCGGCTGGTCGGAGGCGTTCAGGGACCACGTTCGGCAGCGCCGAATCACCTTCGGCGGGAAGCGCCCCACCGTCCGCCCCTGGCCCCAGCCGCGCGGCGATCGCCCGAATTCTTCCGTGAAGCGGGAGGGCTGGGTGAAGCGGACCAAAATCCAGAACCTGGAGCCGATCTATCAAGCCGGACGGGTCGCCTACCCGGCGCGCGGTTTCGGGCACGGCAGCTTCAACGGCCTGGCCGGCCCGGATCTCCACCGGGACACGCTCCAGCAGTTTCGGGAAGACGAGTACGAGCGGATGCAGATCGGGCAGGATCTTGCCTTTGACGACCTGCTCGACACCGAAGCACAGTGCGGAGTGCCGCAGTTTGTTTCGATGATGAGGCGGCCACAGCCTGGGTCCGTGTACGAGTTTGGCGGCCGGGTGTGTCCGCGGGCGACGGTTGCCAATCCCTTCGGCGTCCCCGGCGGTGCTATAATGCCAGGCATCATGGAGAACGGCAGGACATGGGCGAGCATGTGATGGACTACACCCCACCTTCGAACCTGGGAGGACCCTCATGACGATCAGCAACAAGCAGTGGATGGAGCAGGAACGCCAGCTCCTGGGTGTCGGCCAGGTCTACTCCACCAGCTCGGTGCAGGCAGAGGCGGCAGAGGCGCAACTGCGGTCCTATCTGGCGGCCTCACTTCGGCAGCCTTGGTCTGCGAGACTCGTCGCTCTTCGCAACTTCTCCTTCTCGGGGGCGACAGGCAACCTGGAGAGCCTCATGGAGTTGGCGGCCTACGGGCGCACGCTGGCCGCGGAGTACGAAGCGCAACAGGTTCCGCCGCCGCAGTGGCTCAGCGAGAACCTGAAGCTCGTCGCCGAGGCGATCAAGGCAACTTGGCGCCAGGAGCGGCTCGCGAAGCTGAAGGCTGCCGAAGATGAGCTGGGAAAGCTTCGCACCCAGGAAGAGAAGCGCGCTGCGAAAGAGGAAGAGGTGCGGCGCCTCCGTGAGGAGCTGGGCTGATGGAAACCTGGCGGACGCGTTTCCTGCGGAGGCGACAATGAGCAGATTTTTACACGGCGGCGACGAACCGAACCCGGAGCGCGAGCAGGCCAAAGAGGAGCGCCTCCGACGCCTCCGCCTTGCCCTGGCGACCTCGCGCCAACAGCGAAGGAAAGCGACCATTCTGTCGTATAAGCTGACCGGCGGTCGGCTCAACGATCCACCGCGGAGGCGCCGCAGTTGACCCCCGAGACCGATACCCCGAAGCGCGGGTCAGCTCCGACCCGAGAGGAGGCCCGGAAGCGCTACAAGGCCTTTATCTCCGCCGCCGAGCCAGAGCACAAGCGGGTCCTCAAAGAGGCGGCGAAGTACTACCAAGCCTACGGCGGGAACAGCATCCAGGGCCAGGATTTTGCCCACCTGGAGAAGCTCTGGGGCTCGGACCCGCCCGAAATCGCCATCATCATGAGCCTGGTCGACACCTTCTGGGGCGCGTGCGTCGCGGCCCGGAAGGACCCCAGCTTCAGCGGTTTTGACCAGGGCGTGGTGCAAGAAGTCGTGGCCGAGATGGTGACCCTGCTCGTCCGGGCCGTCAGGGCGATGGCGGACTCCGAGGCCGCAGACGGCGCCGCCCTGATGGATCTGATCCTCGTGGGCTACGCCTTCGTTGAGGTAAACCTGGAGACCGAGCGGCCCCCCTTCCGCCCCCGGGAGAAGCACATCGCTCTCGATCGAGTATTTTGGGATGCCGGCCACCGCGAGGTGAACATGGCGGACGGCCAGGAGTTCGCCGTCCGCTCCTACTTCGGCGTCGACGAAGCCTGTCTGCGCTTCCCTGAGCACGAGGACGCGATCAGCGCCCTGAAGAGCGGCGGTGGAAGCGGGAACCCCTCGAAAGACGGCGTGCAGATGGTGGCCGGCACCGCGGTGAGCGTGTCTGTCTCCGGGGCCACATCGGACGACATTCACTCCTCGGGTAGCGCGGACACCAAGCGGTTGCGCGAGGTCGCGGTCGACAATTTCCAGTACGTTGTCTTCGAGAGCCGGTGCTGCTGGGACGATCCGAAGACCGGCCGCCAGCGCGAGGCCTCTGCTCAAGACTTCGACGAAGCCATGGAGAGGATGGAGCAGGAGGCGGCGGGCGCCGACCGACCGTTCATGAAGCCGGAGGCTCACGTCTTCGGCCAGGCCACCTGGTACCGGTGCCAGGTGCTGGTGCGCGGGATCACCGGCGGCGCGCTGGTGCTGACCGACCCCGAGCCCATCACCGGTAACCAGCGCCTGATCCGCTGCGCGACCGGCAAGGGGGAATGGGTACTTGAGGGCGAGGCGCTCAAACGGCGATGGTTTGGATGGGGCCGGGTCCTATACGGGCTCCAGCGCCTGGTCTCGGTGGCCATCCGCCTGGAGTTGGAGCAGGAGGCCCGCCGAAACCGCGGCGGCGCCGACGTCGAGGGCGGCGCCTTCCCCAGCCGCGCCGAGTTCGAGCAGTACGTGGAGAGCCGGGCCATCCCCGGCTCCGTGGCCGAGATCCCTCCCGGCGCGCTTGACAAGATCCGCGAGCGGCAGGATTTGCAGGGGTCGCGCACCTCCTCGATGAGGGACACCTTCCAATTTTTGGCGATCGAGCTGCCCCGCTACGTCCTCGGCATCTCCGACCTGAACCGCGGCACCTTCGATGCCGATCGATCGGTGAAACTGGTCTCCACCATGTTGGAAGCCAGCACCCAAATGCAGATGAGCCTGACCAGCGCCTTCACCTCCTACATGCGGGAGGGCGCCGTCACCATGGCGCGGTTGGTGCTCGAGCTGCTCGACCCCCAGGACATCGACAAGATCCTGGGGGCGACGGGGGCGCCGCCGAGGGAGGGGATCACCGGGCAGGTCAATTCGGAGACGGGCGAGATCGAGCAGATCATGATTCCCGATCCCTCCCAGCCGCCGCAGGTCGACCCGCAGACTGGCGCGATGATGCCGGCCACGCGTCCCTATACGGTCGGCGCCTGGCTCCAGGAGAATGTCGGCGAGATCATGGACCACGAGCTCGCCTTCGTTCTCCGTCCCTCGGCGGCCACGCAGCGCATGGCGATGTCCATGCTGTGGACGCAGCACGGGGTACTGGAGCAGATCCTCAACGCGGTCCCGCCGGAAGCGCGCCGGTTTGTGATCCGTGCCTTCCTGATGACCAGCCCGGCCGAGGGCACCGCTCTTGCGGACCTGGTGCGCGACCTGGAGAAGGTCTGGAAGTCGGAGGAGCAGAAGCAGGCCGAGCAGGAGAAGCTCCAGCAAGAGCAGGGGTGGATGGGCTTCATCCAGCAGATGGCGGCGGCCGACTTCGAGAAGGCCACCGAGCTGCTCAAGCAGGCCTCTGAGGTAGTCATGGGGCCGGCCGGCAAGACGCAGCAGCCTGGTGTGCAGGACGGCAGCGGCGGGGCGGCGGCGGGGGGCTTGAAGCCGCCCTCCCGCACCATCAACTTCAAGGATCTCGACCCGGTCGCGGGCGCGCAGCTCCTGGCGCAGGCGGGTATCCAGGTCGCCCCGGAGGCGATCTTGGCCGGCCGGCAGATGGAGCAGACTCCGGTGCTGCCGGAGCAGAGCCAGCTTCCGCCCCTTCCGATCGGAGGCATGGAATGAGGGAGTACCGCCACCCCGAACGCGTGACCGAGGGGCAGCTTCTTTGGCTGGAGCTGGAGGAGTTCCCGGACCGACCGCGCATCGTCGTGCGCGTGTTCAGCGTGCAAGGCCTGCGCGTTGAGGTGTACGCACTCGGTGGCGACGACACCCTTATCCGGGTCGACCGAACGCGCCTCTTTGAGGAGGTCCCGAGATGAGCGACACCTTCACGCCCACCGACGCAGTCCTCTGCCCGGAGTGCGGCGGTTCTGGGCAACACGTGGTGTACCTGCGGCAAAGACCCTACGAAAACGGGGACGAGCCGCCGGACCGTGTTGACACCTGTTCTATGTGTCTCGGTCTAGGGAAGGTGACCGCCTTCCAACTCGCGATTTATCGCGCTCGCGGCGGTTCCGCCCCGGTCCCGCTCAGAGGCTTCGCCTGATGTCAGCCCCCAGGAGAGGAGGAGGTCCCGCCGGGATGAGCGACACCTTCGACATCGTCCGCAGGCTCTTCGCCCGGTGCCGGTATTGTCAGGAACACGACACGCCCGGCTGCTACGACTGCTAACTTCACGGGCTACACCGGAGGCACCACATGGGCAGCGGAAAAGGTGTAGAGCACCCCCAGATGGAAATCATCGAGGGGCTCTTTCGCGGCGACGGCGCCACGGTCGAGAGAGTTCTGCGAGCGCGCCCCGACACCATCATCCTCCAGCGGAAAACCCCCAATCAGAGGGCTCTCGCCTGCACGCTCCTCTGGCTGACCAACGACGACAAGGCGCCGCTCCTCGAACTGTTCGGCCTGATGGCCCAGCACGGGCACCAGGCCACGGCGGGCGGCGGCTACGGGTCCGAGGCGGGGTGTCCCGCCCCCCATGACGCGCTGTGGATGGGGTTCGCGGCGACGGTCCTGCGGCACGCGCTGAAGACCGGGGACGAGCAGGTGCTGCGGCTCGTCGTCGGCTACCTCGCGGATCACCTGGCTTTGTGTCAGGCCTTCTGGACGCCGGCCGGGGTGCGGGTGGCTGCCTCGCGGGCGAAGACGGGCGGAGGGCTTCCCTTGCGGCCCACCTGGGAGCTCGACTCCCAATTCGTCATGATGGTGACGACCGGGGCGGGCGTGAGGAACCCCTTCAGGCCGCAGCGCCTGACGCTGGACATTCTCAACACCTGTCGGCCCGTCTTTGGGGACGTCCCCGGCGGGATCTGGGAGCGGGCGAAGGTTGCCACCCCAAAGCTCCTGATCCCGGTCCGTCGCTGGGACCTGCCGGACGGCGGGATGGTGGCCGCCCAGGTGGGGGAGGCAGCACAGAACGATCCGCTCCGGTGGATTCAGACCGACGCGGCCGGCGCCATCGTGGCGGCGAGCCGCACCCTAGACTTGCCGGCGGACTTGGGCGAGCCGGCGTTCACATTTGGAGAATAATCAGATGAGCGCAAACCTCGCCGAAGCGCTGGCCAACTCCGGTTTTACGCATGTTCTCACGCTGGACGAAAACGGTGGTGATCCCCAGACAAGCGCCTTAAACCCAAAACACTTCGAAGACGCCACCAAGCCAGGAGCCGGTGGCTTGCGAGCCTTCGCGCGGCTCCTCGGCGCCACCGAGCGCGAGGAGGGTGCATCGCAGTTTGAGGGGCTCACGAAAGAGGCAAGCGAGGCTCTTGCGATCTTCGAGATCCAGGGGCCGGTGGGCATCGGGGGCATCCGCAATCCGCCACTGAGTCACGAGCGGCTCGGTTTGGTGGGCTCATTCATGGCGACCGCCGTACAGACCGGGAGCTTCCAGAGAGACTTCGGATGGGTGCCACCGGGAGGGCGGCCGTTCACAGAGCTGGAGACTTTCCTGTTCAGTGCCTGCCGCCTGCACGGCGGTTGGACCGAGAAGAAGCGGGACCTGTGGTTCGATCAGTTTCCGCCAGAGTCCGCAGGGGGGAGTGGCGGCACGCCGCGTCCCGACTCGATCGAGGCCCTGATCCGCCGCTCCACTCCCAAGCACCCGCACGGCTACCAGTACTTCTGGAGGCTCAATCCCCAGCTCGCCTTCCGCCACGACGCAGTGTCTCCGGGCGGGACTGGCGCGCCGTTGACTCCGGCCGAGCGCGGGACTTTCTACGGCCTCGCGGCTCAGGCGCTCCAGCAAGCCGTGGCGTCCGGGAAGGTCGACGGCAAGCCGTTCGAGCCGAGTCAAGAAGGGGTGAGCCTGTACTGGGAGGACTTCCTGCTGATCGTGCCCACCCTGGTCCGGTTACTGGGTGAGACCACCACGCTTGACAAGCTGGAGACCCTTCTCACGCAGGGAGTGCCGACGCGGCCCTCCACCACTGCGAAGCCCGCCAGCACTTTCACGGACGCGGACCGGCAGAACCTCCTCGCCATGCTGGCCAGACTGGAGACCCTCCTCGCCCCCGCCGGCCAGATCGGCCAGAGGTCGGTGGTGTGAGCGCGCTCATCTACGGCCTCTTCTTCGGGTTCGGTCCGTACCAGTGGCTCGCCCCCGGTGACGCCGCGGTGCTCTACGGGCTGGCGGTCTTGGCCGCCGCCGGTTTCATCTTTGCGGTCGAGAGCGTCGGCGAGCGGCTCGGAGTCAACCGGTGAGCATCGGCGAAACGGTCTCGCGGCTGCTTGCCGACCTTCGCCGCGACGAGGGCGAAGCCCTTCACGCTTACTCCGATGACCCGGCTGATGCGCCTGTGCTCGCGAACCTCAAGGGCTACCTCACGATCGGCGTCGGCGTGTTGATCGACCAGCGTAGAGGCGGCGGCATCACCGCTGAGGAATCGGAGCTACTCCTGCGGCACAGGATCGACCGGTGTATCGTCGGCCTCGATCGGGCGCTGCCCTGGTGGCGCCATCTTCTCTCTGACGACCGCCAGCGCGCCCTCCTCAACATGGCCTACCAGCTCGGGGTCGATGGCCTTCTGGAGTTCCATCACGCCACGGCCGCCTTGGAGGCCGGGGACTATGCCGCTGCGGCCAGCCACTTCCTGGATTCTAAATGGGCGCGCCAAACGCCGGCCCGGGCGGAGCGCGTCGTGAACCTTATTCGCGGTTGACCCGCAGGAGCGAAAATGGAGCCGCTTCAGAACGACAGTCCCGCCGATGACAGCCTTCAGCAGGCCGCCGACACCCTGGAATCGCTGATCCCCACAGACATCGCGCCAGCGCCCGAGCAGGCTCCAGATCTTGGCGCGCAGGAGCTGCCCCCCGAGCGCACGGCACCGAGCATCCGCCCGGATTGGGCGGCCGATCACCGGCGGTACCAGGACCAGTCGCGTCAGGGGTTTCAGCGGCGCCTGGGCGAAGCCCGCCGCCGCTTCGCCGACCAGCAGCGGGAGCACGACCGGCACCGGGAGGCTCTGGCACGTCAGAACGAGCTTAACCAGGGCATCCTCCAGTTGCTCCAGCGGATGTCCCCGGCGGAGAAGGACGCGATTCCTGACCCGCTGGACCCCCGTTTCGGGCCGTGGCTCCAGAAGCAGCTCGAGAGCGCGATCGACGGGCGTCTCTCCCCGATCATCGCCAGCCAGCGCCAGCAGGAAGAGGCCCGCCAGGCGCAGGCAAATGTCGCGGAGGGCGAGGCGCAGACCCGCGCCATGGGCGAAAGCATCTCCTCGCACTTCCAGGCACGGGAGCGGGAGTACCTGGAGGCGGTGCCGAACGCCGAGGGCGTCACCGAGCGTATCGCCGCTGCAAGGCAGTTTCTCTACAACTCGTCTGCCATGGCTGGCACGCCCCCGGACGTAGCCCAGCAGCGCGCCGACGCGCAGCTCTTCCTCATCGGCCACGAGGCCGAGACCCAGGGTCACAACGGCGTGGCGGCGATGGACGCCTACGCCGTGGCGCTCCTGCGGCAGGCCGGCTGGCTCGTGGACGAGCCCGACCAGAGCGCGCAGCCCTACGCGCAGCAGTACCAGGCCCCTCCGCAGACCGAGGCCGGCCGGCTGGCCCGCGTCCAGCAGCGCGCGCGGCCGGCGGCCTCGACCTCGCCCCGTGTCTCTGCGCGGACCCACAGCAAGCCGTCCGAGCTGGAGACCATCTTCGCGGCCGGCGAGACCAACATCCGGACGCTCCAAGCTGCAGCCCTGCGGGAGACCGGCGGGAAGATGGACGAGGCCGCTGTTCTTCTCAATGCTTTGCTCGGAAAGAAGGGGTGATGCTGATGGAACGGAATGCGCAGGAAATCATAGAGGCGGCCCTGAGCGAGACGAAGGTGCTGGCTGAACGTTGGGAAGGCCGGGCCAAAGACGCCGAGGAGCGGGCGAACGCCGCTCAGGCCGCCAACGAGGAAGCCCAGGAAATCATCGGTGAGCTGACGGCTGCCCTGGCCGTGCTTCACGGCGAGGAGCTGGAGCAGTGCGCGAATCCGTGCACGGGCCACCTCGGCCCGAAGGCGAGGGAGGAGGTCCGGCTCGCTCTGAACCGGTGGCATGACCTGGAGGCTGCCAGCCAGCAGTTGGCCGAAGGCCTAAGAAAACTCGGCGCCGAGATGAAGCGGCTCCAGGAAGGGCAGGCGGAAAGTCCTCTTCTCACCAGGTTGCGCGAGGAGAACGCCAGCCTGCGCCGCGTGCACACCGCGGACCTTCACCAAGAAAAGGTGAACGCCCGGCTGCGGCTCGCCCTGGAACGGAAGGGCGGAACCTGATCTCTTGACTCTCCGCCCACACCTGTAGCACCATAATCCACAGACCGGCGGCACCCAGGCCCCCCGCTACCCCAGCGGGGCGCTGTAGTCTCCCCCCCTCCCGGGTGCCGAACCGAGGCGGACCGGGCTGATTCACGCATTCCGGTTGCGGGGACGAGAGCCTGACGCGGCGCACCACCCAGCGCCCCAGGCGGAGGGACCCAACCCGTGACCGAAGTACTCCCGAACGGTGCTCTGGCCCAGCACATCTGGAATAGCACCGTGACCTTGATGGCGGAGAACGAGTTCATCGCTCCCCGCCTCTACAGAACAGATGGCAAGGGCGTGATCCAGACCGAGGACCGCCAGGGCGAGGTCGACGTGACCGGCGACCGCGGCTCCGATGTCACGTTCTGGTTTGCCGATAGGCGGCACGGTCAGGACATCGCGCCGCGCGCCCTCGGGTCAACCGTTTTCGGCCAGTCGGCGCCGCAGCGGCCCGTCTGGTCGCAGACGATCGCCTTCCAAGCCCAGGAGCTGGCGACCGCCGGCTTCAGAAACTTAGAGGTGGGCCAGCAATACACGAACGTGCCCATCGAGCGCCTGGAGCTGCACGCTGCCGGCGCCGAAGCGGCGGAGCTGACCGGCCGCTCCATCTACTACTGGCTCGCCGGAATCACCGCCTACAACTCCACCGGCACCCTGTGGCCGATCTCCCCTCTTGGCAACGCCGTGTCCGAGATGGACGCAGCGCACCAGTTTTGGACTGGCTCTCACACCTCGGACACCGACGTCGCCGCCGACACTGGCTCTCTCCTGACCATGGAGGGGATCGAGACCGTCATCACCCGTCTTCAGTCGAAGGCGAGCGGCGTGCTGTCGCCCCTCGCTCCCGCAGAGACGCCATGGGGCAAATGGTTCATCGTTGCGGTGGACAGCGAGGGCGCAGAACAGCTCACGCGCTACTCCAGCTCCAACAGAATCAACTCCTTGACGCTCTCCGAAATCCAGGGCGGCAACGCCCCGGACAAGGTCGCGTCCTACATGCGGGCCAATAGCGGGTTCGCGGGCACGCGGAACACCCTCGTTCTCATCGACGACTACACCCCGTTCGGCCAGAGCGGGACCACGCAAGGGCTCACCACGGCAGGCACCCAGATCGGCCACGTCCGGCGCGCCATGATCCTCGGCCGCGGAGCAATGCGGCTCATCTGGGGGGCGGGCTTCGACGCCCAGAGCTCCCACATCAAAGCCACCTTCCACCGCGTGCACGAGTATGAGGAGTGGAAGTTTCTGACCCATTGGGCGGGTGCAGCCTGCATCCCGTCCAACGCTCCGACTCCGCAGCGGATGGGGTGCGCGACCCTGTCCTACTACGTCACCGCGGCCACGCCGATCTACTGAGGAAAGGAGGACATCATGGCGACCACGTACAGCACCAGCTTTTACCAGTCCTCCGGAGCAATCAAGGTCGACAGGGCGATGTCGATCAGCAACGCGGGAGGCCTCCTCGGGACGCCCTTCTCCGAGACCATCGGAACGGACGTCATCGATGCCGCCGACGAGCACTACATGTTCCCGGTGCCCGCCGGGCGCCGGTTCCAGGGGTTCCTCCTGGCCCACGGCGACGGCGACACCAACACCACCCCGGCGCTCGACGCGGACCTGGTAGTCCGCACCGTTCTGAACGGCGTCACCACGGACACGGTCATTTACGACGCCTCGGTCTCTGGGCCGTTCTCGGTCTCTGGTGTCGCCGGGGAGGAGCGCGAGCTCAGCTCTCCGCCGAAGGCTGGTGCCACCGCCGGCTGGGTGGTGGCCGGCGCCACCAACCTGGCTGAGGCCACTCTGCCGGCCTCGCAGACCGGCAGCACCCTCGTGGTTCCCGTCCGGGGCTTGAAGGTGGGCGACACCGTCACGGCCTACAAGGTGAGCGCTCAGATTCAGAGTGTCGGCGGCACCGTGACACTGGACGCCGATCTTCGGAAGCTCACCAACGCCGCGGCCGACCCGGTCGATGCCTCGGTCGGCGCCATCACCCAGGTCTCCGTCACCGCTCAGACGGCAGTCGCGGCCTCAAAGACCGGCCTCTCCGACATCGTCGGCGCCGACGAATGGTTCTACGTGCTGATCACCGCGACCACGGCGGCGAGCACAGACATCCGCTACCTCGGCACCACCGTGACCACCACCAAGGCCCTCTCCGAGATCACCCCGAAGTGGGTCCACGTGAACGCCCTCGTCGCCAACAGCGACTCCGGCCTGGGCCACGTGGTATTCAAGACCGGCACCGCCGCGGCGACGCCGGCCGCCTTCAATCTCACGGTAATCCCCCTCATCACCTGAGCATCGCCATGGCGGACGACTTCCAGAGCGTGGCGGCGGATCTCGTGGTGGGAGTGCTCAACTCCCACCCGAACACCACCACGCTCATGAAGGCGGCGCTGGTGCGCCAGCTCGCCAACCTCAAGCCGGAGATCGTCCCGTGGATGGAGGTCTCCGGTTCCTTTGCAACGGTCGCGAACCAGGCCGCCTACTCGGCGGCGGACACCGGGTTCCCGAAGAGCCTCCTGCGGTTCGAGCGTCTCGGCTACGACATGGGCGCCTACCGCCGGCCGCTCGAGGTGACCGACATGGAGACCATCCGGGCCGTGCAGGAGGGGGCCTCCTCGGCCTTCCCGTACTTGGCCGCCTGGTACGAAGAGAAGCTCCAGCTCGCGCCGCCGCCGGCCGGCGCCTACACCATCAAGTGGGACGCGGTCCTCGACTGCACAAAGGACACCGCCTCCGGCGCTCTTCTCACGGTCGCATCGACCACGCAAACCAACGCCTGGTTTCTCCTGCCGCAGGTGTCGGTGCTGAAGCATCTCACCTGGGCCGACTACTACCTGACCTCTCCCGACCAGCGCGCCGACCTCGGCCAGGCACATCAGTCCTTCGCTTCCCAGGCCCTTGCCCGGGCGCGAGAGGCGGGCACGAAGCGGGAGGGTCTCAACGCCATAGCCGTCACCCCCAACGCCTTCACGCGTGCCGTCAGCGGCCGGCAGGGCTCCAACCGGCTCTCCGTCCTCTTCCCCGGCGCGCCCGTCTGATGAGGAGGGAGAGATCTTGACCGAGCGCAGCCACGACTGGCTCCAAAAATGGTTGGAGCCGCACACCCTGATGGCCCTCGGCGCCTTTCTCCTGCTGCTCGCAGGCGGATGGTTCCGCCTCGGCGCTGTCGAGCGGCAGCTCGAAGCTCTCCAGGTCCAAACCAGCACCAGCCAGACGGTGACTCAGACGACGATGCAGGCTGCCACCACCGAGCTGGTCCGCTACCAGGAGCGCATCGCCGCTATGGGCGATCGCGTCCGCGTCCTGGAGACGAAGGCGGCGGACCAGGAACAGATCAATGTCCGGATTTTCTCTGGGCTTTCAAAGTTGGGAGGTTGAACATCATGCCGAATATGGATGGCCCGTGCTGCTGGCTTGAGCTCTGCTGTCCACCGGAAGCCGCCGCCGCTGTCCTTGCCGCGCACCTGGCGGTCCCCCTCGACATCGCCACTCGCCTGCTTTCGGAGTTCCAGCTCGTGCCGCGAAACATCGAGCCAGTGACTCCCCAGGGCGACCCCGTCCCTGTCCACCCCGTAAACCAGCGCCTGACGGCTCTGCACGCCTACATCAGGGCGGAGCTGCGCGTTATCTTGCTCGAAGCCGGCCACCCCGCGGGCGAGGAGGCCTGACCCCATGCCAGCTCCCACCGCGCCCGTCGAGGCCGTTCGGCATCAGCTCCGGGCACCCGACGACGATTTCACTGGAAACGTCGTCCTCATCGGGGCGGCGAAGACGATCACCAAGCCCGCCGGCGCGCGGTGGCTGCACCTGACCGCCTCGGCGCTCACGTATTACCGGTTCGGCGGCTCCGCGGCTGTCGTGCCTGCCGCTGATACCACCACAGGCGGCTCCCTTCCCCTGAGCCCTGGCAACGGCCTGCTCTACGACATGGGAGCGAAGACCTCGGTCTCGGTCATCAGCGCGGCGGCGGTCATCGGCTATACGTTTTACCGCGACGAAGGCCTGTCGTGAACGGCATAGGCGTGATCGCACCGGCCTCGCCCGGGGTCTGCATTCAAGGCGGCGCCACCGGCAGTCTCACGCCAGACGACCTTCTGGCGAATTGGGCCACCGAGGACGACGGAGACCTCCTCACCGAAGACGGCGGACTCTGGCTCACGGACTAGGCGATGCCAACCGACCTTAAGCCCAGCACGGCTCCCACGGCCAGCGCCCTCGGCGGGGCGGAGTTGATTCCTTGCACCCAGAGCGGCGCAAGCAAGGCTCTGACTCCGGCCCAGGTGGCGGACTATCTCGCGACCGTCGTTCTCACCCGCCTCGATGTCGACAACCTGCGCCTCGACGCGAACACGCTGGCAACTGTGAACAGCAACGGATCGCTCATCCTGACGCCAAACGGTTCGGGCGGCATCGGTCTTTTTGGCTCGGCGGTGGGAGACCTCGGTCTAAAGCGGCGACCAACGACGGATCAGATTGAGCTGGTGCAGGGTGACCTGTCCGGGCGTGCAACGGTGTGGCTGAAGACCATCTATTTCAACCAGACGGGGAGCAACTACGCCAGCAACGCCGTCGTCATCAAGAGCGAAGGGTCCGGTGTCGGCCTCAGTTCGGCGAGTCCGATCGCCTGGGCGCCGGGCTCGGATGCCGACCAGGCCAAAGACACGGGCATAAAAAGGGATTCCGCCGGGACTCTTCTGGACACCGATGGCGGGTCTGGGTTCGGCAAGCATCTCACGGGCCGAGTCGTGGAGGCGAGCACGGCCGGAGTCGGCTCGCCGAACCTTCTTCTCGCCACCGAAAGCCGCAAGCTCCTCACAAACGAAGGCGCGACCGCCGAGGCGTACAACACGCTGCCGTCTGCCGTCGCCGGGATGGAGTTCGGCTTCGCTGTGCAGGACACGGACGGGCTACGCGTTGTAGCCGCGGCCGGAGACACCATCCGGCTGGCGGGTTCCGTCTCCGCCGCGGCGGGCTTCGTGCGCAGCGTCGTTGTTGGCTCTGCGCTCATCTTGACCGCCATCAACGCCACCGAGTGGGTGGCGCTTTCCATCGTCGGCACCTGGACCGTGGACGTCTGAGGAGCAAAGCATCATGGCTAACAAAACCGTCGCTTCCTGGACGCAGGTTCCTGTCACTGTTTCGGAAATCGTATCGATCCACTATGACCGCCTGAACGCAGGCGGCACGGCCAATAATCTGACAGTCGTCTACGAGGTCAAGGACAGTCTCGGTGCTGTGCGGCAGATCGCCTCTCTGACCCAACAGGTCGCCAGCTACCCCATTACCGTGGCTGCCATCCTGTCATCTATCAACACGGCGCAGGGGACTTAAACTTTAGAGCCATGGGGGGCACGCCACGTGACGCTCTTCTTCGCGCAGGTTGCCAGTTTCGACGCCGCCAAGGACTATGTGCTCCTCGCGCTCGTCGGAGTCGTCGCTACTCTCCTCGGGGCGGCCTGGGCCGACCTCCGGGGAAAGATCCGGGCCGTCGAGAGCTGCCTCAACGAAAAGATTGAGCAGGACAAGACCGGATACGAACGGCTGACCCGGTGCGAGGAGCGGCTGGCGGAGAACACCCGCCGCCTGGACCGCGTCGCCAACGAGACGCCGGCAGAAGGCCGCCCGCGTCGAGGAAAGGGCGAGGCCGGCTGATGTGCGCTGGGCCGGGTGATGCCGGGTAACAATGGTGGGAGCCATCGCACTGACGCGAGGCTCCTTTCGTCTCTTCAAGAAAGGAGACCCTTCCACATGAAGCGCATTCTCTTCGCTCTCGTGCTCACCTGCTGTGCCCTGCCCTGTCCCGCAGCCACCGTCTCCGTGACCGGTAAGTTGGTCGACCGGCAGTGCTCGGTGGAGGACGTGTACCAGCTCCAGCCGCAGGCTGAACGGTATTGCACCATCACCCTCGACGAAGCGAAGACCGTGAACGGCCCCACGGGAGAACCGGTGACCTACCATCGCCGCATCACCGCCTACTGCCCAAAGTTGACCATCAAGGGGACCACGTACGCCAGCTACAGCCTGTGCGCCGACCCCTATGCCATGCAGATCAACCACCCGACGAAGCTCTACATCGTTCAGGGCGACCTCCGCGAGCCCGGCGAGCTGGCTGACGGGCGCGGAGAGTTCATCGTCACTCAGGCGCAGTACTGATTAGGGGAGACCTCGAAATGCCGCCCGTGTTCATCCCCTTCGACGGTTGGTCACCAGGGGGCGGCTATTTCGGCGAGGGCTGGCCTGTCGCGAGCAACCTCTATCCCGGGTTCGGCTCTGTCGGCCGGCCCTGGCGCCAGTTCTCGACAGTTGGGGCTGGTGTCGTCGACGGTCCGATGCTGGGGTCCCACTCTCATGTGTGGGCTGCGGGCGTGGCTTCTGCCGCCTACACCCCCGATGCGCAAACGCTTTTCGTCGGCAGCGCGACCAAGCTCTACGCGGTCAGTCCTTCCACGGGCGCTTTCACGGATCTCTCCCGGGGCGGCGGGTACGCTGCGGCCGGCCAGCCCGCGGGGTGGCGCTTCGCGACGATCGGGAATGACATCTGGGCCGCCAACGGCCTCGACGCGATGCAGCGGCGGACCAACAACGCCGGCAACTTCGCCAACGGTGTCGTCTCTACCTTCAAACCGGTGCCGCGGTTTTTGGCGCCCGTACGGGAGCACATGGTGGTGGCGAACCTAAACCAGGCCGGCCGGTTTCAAGACGAGGTCGCCTGGAGCACCGACGACGACGCCACCAACTTCGACCCGCCCGCAGCAACCTCGATCAGCCTTGCCGGCGCGAAGCGCCTGACCTCGATTCCGGGGCAGATCACGGGATTCCTCGGTGGCCAGTATGGGCTCGCCTTCAAACGGAGCGGCATATTCTACCTGGAGTACACCGGCACATCACAGGTGCTGCGGCCGGAAATCCTATCCGAAACCGTTGGCTGCGCGTTCCCTTCGTCGATCATCCGGACCCGTTACGGAATATTTTTCCTCGGTCAGGATGGGTTTTATCAAATTGCCGGGCTCGCTCCGCCGGTCCCGATTTCACCCCCGGGTGTCAACGCCTTCCTCTTCGGCAACACATTCTCTGTGGAGCCCACCGTGCTTTCCCCGTGGCAGGAGGACACGCAGGCCGAAGCGTTCACCTTCTCCGGCCTGCCTGTCATCGGCTGGGCCTACCGTGACACGGTCGGAGGAGGGATCGGTTCGGACCAAGTGGTGCTGTACGACCCGTCGACGCAACGCTGGGGGTACGGCGACATCCAACCGACGCAGACCGGGGCGTTCCTCAGCCGCAAGGGTGGCGCCAGCCTTTACGACTCCGTGGCCGGCTTCACCTACAGTGATGGGACCTCCAAGTACGCGCACTACTCGGGCGGCACTAGCGTCGGTCAGTACCAGTCGATCGACATTGAGCTGCGGTTTCGATCAGCTGATTTGGAGTCGGCCGGAAGGCAGGGACAGTCCATGATCAACTGGGTGATCCCCGTGTTCAGCAAGGAGGCCGCCTTCAGTTCGTCCGCTGTCGAGCCGACGCTCAATCTTGATGCAGCTCTCGACCCGTTCCAGACTGGATTCACCACCGAGGGGCCGCGCACCTATGCGCAGCGGGACGTAGTGAGCGGCGCTTATCCCTTCCAGCTCGCGGGCCGGTTCTTCCGGCTTCGGATGGCGATTCCGGCGGCGATCTTCGAAAACTTCCACGGCGTGTGGATCGATCAGAGGTTGCTGACGTGAAGCCGGTCTCCCTCGCTCAGGCCCGCACCGATGTGGACAATGTCGGATCCGCGCGTTTTGAGAAGGACCGAGTGCTTCACCGCGCCCTTGACGAGGCGTACTTCCGGACCTCCCTCATGCCGGGGCAGGGTGTCCTCGACGGCGCCGCTACCGTGGTAGACGCGACGACGTTCTCCTGGAGCTTCGAGGACTTCCCGGCCGCGGCATCGGCGCGTCGCCGCATCACCGTCCCGCGGAGCGCTCTCTGGCCTGGCTGCCGGGTCCGGCTGAACCTTTGGTACACGTCGTCGGTGGCGAACGCAGCCCTCTTCACGGTGCGCTACACGGTGCTCCAGCTCGGCACAGGCAACGATCTGGGGGCCATTCCCGCGGTGCTCCTGACCACGTTCACGGCTCCAGGGCCGGCGGTGGCGAACCGGGTTCTCTTCGCCACGTGCACGTCCGCGCCCTCAGTGGTGCTACCCTTCCCTGAGATGATCCAGTTCACAGTGGGCCGGACGGCTCCAGACGCCAACCCGAACGCCTTCCGCTTACTCCTCGCTGAGTTCGTCCTGGAGGAAGTCGCGTGACCGTCGAAGTTGAGCAGGCCGGGACAACCTCCCTCGGGGCGGCCGCCGCCCCGCCTTTTTCGAATGCGGGCGAGGAGGCCCTGCTCGCAGTCTTCCGCGCTGGAGAGGTGTCCGTCGAAGAGCAGCACGCCCGCATCGACGCACTGGAGCTCGCCATGCTCGGGGGTCATGTGCGCGGCGCCGAACTGGCGATGCCGGGCTACGTGCACCGCTTCGTTCCCGGACTCTATCTCCGCGAGATCACGATGCTGCACGGCATGGTCCACACCACCAAGGTGCACGGCTCCCACCACGCTTTCGTGGTTCTCTCGGGCGAGGCTTGGGTAGCGTCACCCGGTCGCGAGCCGGTCCACTACGTGGCTCCGTTCGTCGGCGAGACGCGGCCGGGCACGCGGCGCGTCGTCTACAGCCCTGAGGAGTGCCGCTGGATGACACTCCACCCGCTCACAGCCGAGGAGGAGGCCGCGCGCCAGGCGGGCGCAACGCAGGCCGACCTCGTCGCCGCTGTCGAGGCGCGGATCATGGTGCGCCGTGAGCTGGCGGGCGGGAAGACGGCGTTTGAGCTGTTCCGCGAGCGCGTCGACGAGCAGCTCGCCGGGGGTGAACGCGTCCTCTACCACCTTCCAGAGGCCGAAGCGAAGCAGGTCGAGGTAGCGGCTTTTCGGGACTTGACGGCGCGAGTCATCGCTGCGGAAAAGCCGGGCACCTGGAGCGATTGGACACCGGAAGAGCAGGCATTCTATGAAGCGGGGGACTGGAAGGCTTTTAGCCGCAGCCGGGGCTACTCCGCAAGTGAGATTGCAGAGTATGACCTCTGGCGCTCCTACTGCCTGAAGGAGGTCGACGCCGGCCGCAACCCTTACTCCCTGATCGCGGATCTCGCCAAAGCAGCAGCCGAGCGGAACATAGCCCTGGACACCCGGGGCGAGATCGAAAAATCCTCGCACGCGCCGCACGAGAAAAGAGGCCGAGAATGAGCTGGGTTGCGGTTGGAATAGCTGGCGGCGCCCTGATCTCTGGTTACTTCCAGAACAAGAGCAACAAGGATTCCCTCAGCGCGATGAAGGGCGTCGGCAAGGTGGACACTGTCTCCGCCCGCTCGGGCGACCCGCGGGCCGACCCGTACCGCAACGCCGGCATGTCGGCGGCGTATTCGGCGCTCTTCGGGCAGTCCCCGGACTTCGCGGCCGGCTGGAAGGGCGGCGCGCCGCCGCCGGTGGCTGGTGCGCCAGCCGGGACTGCCGGCTACCCGAGCCGAAACGACGCCGGCATCCCGGCCGGCTCCCATGTCAACGGCGCCGGCAAGTTGGTCAACTCGAAGGGCAAGGCCTGGAACCCCACTCGGGACGGCGGCGGCACCCAGTCCCCGGCGGGTGGTCCGGCGCCGGCCGCGCCCAAGAAGTTTGAGGGAATGTCCGACGAGACGAACACGATCCGCGAGCAGATGATGGGGCTCGGCGACAAAAACGCCGGCATGTACGGCGACTCCGAGAGCTACCTGCGCGACACGCTCGGAGGACGAGAGCGCAACCCGTACCGCGAGGACGCGGCTGGTGCCGCACACGCGATCTCCAGCGACCCCGGATTAACCGAGTACCAGGCCGCGCTTAAGAACGCCCTGGGACTTGGGGGCGCAGCAGACGGCGGGGGGGGCACCTTCCACCCGGCGACGGGCAACTCCCGCGCCTCCTACTCGGTGGGGAGCGGGGGCGGCGGGTTGCCGGCCGGTGGCTATGGCGCCAGTGCCACCGGCACGGACGCCGCCCTGAAGAAGCTCGTAGCCGGCGAAGACCCGGCCGGCTGGAAGGAGATGCAGGACGCCATCTCCAGGAAGGTGGCGGAGGAGCGGGCCGGGAACATCCGCGAGCTGAAGGCCCAAGCCGTCGGCTCGGGGTTCTACGGCGGGGATATGTACGAGCGGGCCATCGCCGGCGCGGTGGCGAAGGGAGACCAGGAGCTTGCGGATTCCCTCTCGCAGGCCCGCTTCGGAGCCTACCAGGACGCCCTCGGACTCGGCACGCAATACGATCTCGGCATGGCTGACATGTCGAGCCGGGAGCGGATCGCCAGCGCCAACGCGTCGGCGGCGGGGGCGGGCGCTGCCGCGGACGCCGCCAGCCGAGAGAAGCTCGCGCTCTACGGCATGTGGGGCGACGCTCTGGGGCAGGGTCTCCAGGGCCGCACCGCCAGCGCGGGCGCCCTCGGGGACCTGGCCGGCTTGACCTCGGCGGACCAGCGGGCGGCGGTGGAAGGCGTCAACGCGCTCGGGGCGAGCCGCCGCGGGGATCTGGGCGTCGCCGGGGATCTCTCCCTTGGCGCCGACTCGAACCGCAACAGCTACCTCGCCGCTCGAGGGTCTGAGAAGGTCGGGATGGCGAACGTCAACCTGGGAAACAGGCAGCTCGGCTGGAGCCAGCAGCAGTTCTACGACCCGCTGAACCGCACGCTCCAGTACGGCAACGCTCTCGGCCTGTTCTACGGCGGCCTCGGCGAGGAGCGGACCTACGGCACCGACACCCGGGCCTCTGTTCCGCCGGCCTTCGGCAGCGTGGGCGGCGCCGCGCTCCAGGGCGCAGCGCTCGGCGGCCAGCTCGGCAGCCTCTACCAGCGGAACAACCCTTCCGGGGTGACCGCCGGTAGCAGCGCGGCGGCCGGCTATACCAACTTCGGGGCTTGAAGCGTGGCGTACCTCTCCTACGACTGGCAGACCCCGTTCCGCGCGGCGGCCATCAGCTCCGGGCGGCAGCGGGCGCCGGAGAGGCTCACCCTGGAAGACCTCCTCGCGCTCCAGGACGAATTCTCACCGCCGCCGCGACCGAAGGCCCTGACATCCCTCGCCGATCTCTCGCCGGAGGAGCGCAAGCAGGTCCGCCTACAGGGCCTTTTCGCCGCTCTGGGGGCCGCTGGGGCTTCCATGCAGACCGGGGACTGGCGCAACGCCACCGCGGGAACGGCGCAGATCGCAGGTCTGCGGCAGGAGGCCCTCGACACCGCCAACGCCCGCGCGATGAAGGCCTGGCAGGACGACTCCCAGCGCCAGGCCCAAGAAGCCGCGGCCAACGCGAAGGCCGCGCAGGAGAGGCAGCGGGCTTCCGCCGTGCTAGGCGTCTACCAGCGCGCGGTGGCAAACGAGCCGCCCGACAGCCCTTTCGCGGCCGAGGCGGAAGCCGCCGCCCGGGCCGGCGACATGTCCCACCTTGCGAAGCTCGACGCCGCGGCGCCGCTACGCCAGGCAGCGCGGAAGAGCGGGCTGGACCCTGACGCGTGGGACACCGCGCAGCGCCTGCAAGAGAACCTCGCGGCCGAGATCAAACGGCAGAACGAGGCACTGGACTGGCGGGAGAACGGCCGTGCTCAGTTAGAAGACCGGGCCGCGGTCGAGAGGGAGGCGGCGATCGCGCAGCAAGAGGAGCTGCGTCGGCGAGCGCTTGGCCCCTACGCTCCCCCAAAGCTGGAATCTCCAGAGCACGCCGCCGCCGTGGCGGGGGCGGTCGAGCAGGCCCGGGCGAAGTACCGCGAGCAGACCGGTAAGGATGCGAAACCGGGACGGCTCGGCGAGAGTAACGGGAGATGGTACTGGATCAGCCCCCCAGACGAGGTCCATCCGAAAGGCTTCATGCAGGAGGTGGACGGGCAGCCGGCCAATGCTGGGAACCTGGTTTATTTCAGCGTCGACGGGACGCGGTATGTGCAGAACAAAGACGTGCCGCAGCTCGGCGCACTCGAGGTACCTCTGCACGAGAAGGGAGACAAGGGAGCGCCGACCCTGGAACAGATTACTGCGGCGCCACGGCCCCGGCCGGCCCCGACCGGCGCGCCGCCCGCGCCGCCCGCGCCGAACCGTGCCCCGGCCGCCAACCACTGGCGCAACCTCGTCGAGGACGCGCTGGTCAATGGTGGCACGAAGGAGCAGGCGCTCGCCCGCCTTCGTGCCGTGGGGGTTCAGGACGGGTTCAGTCCGGAGCAGATCCTGGAGAACGCGATGGCTCGGGCTCGGGCTCGGGGCTGGAAGGGGTGACGTGCGCGATCGCGAGAAGGTTTGCTCACTCCCCAGGGCAGATGCGATCTATCAGCTCTCCGAACCGGATGACTTCGAGCTGGTCTTCGCCGCCGATGCGGCGCCCGCTGGGCGCCCACAGAAAGATCTCCGGTCCGGCGACTTGCAACTCGTTGACCTCCAGCAGCTCCCGGCGGATGCGGGCGCGCTCGTCGGCCTTGCCTTCGTTGACACCGTCGGTGAAAGCGAGTTCAATGTCTCGGTCAGTCCACGCGTTTGCGTCCATTACGGCTCACTCCTTTCTCTTCGGCGTGTCGCCGCAAAGCTCGCCTTGAGCGCCTCCAATGAGGTCGGCAACCTGGGCAGGCTCGTGGCGCTTCTCGGCAAGCTGTTCGACGACCTCCTCCAGGTCGATGGCCGCCTGCCGGTAGGCCTGCTCCCAGGTGGTGGACCCGCGGAGCAGGGTGGCTCGGTCTCTGAAGTCGGCAACGAGGAGGGACAGGCGGGCGGCCCACCGACAGCCGGCCAGCCAGCGCTCGGCCCGCTGCTGGTCGGCGAGGGTCTCCTTCAGGGCGGCATTTTCGGAGGCAAGGCGCTCGACCTCCTCGGCGAGGCGGAGGATCTGGCGGGCGAACGGGAAGACCCGCTCGTTCGATCCATCAAGAGGCTGCTGGTACAAAGGCCTGCTGCTGTGCCGCGTTGCCACGTGCACCCCCCCTCCTTCGTCGTCTACGCTGTGGGTGAGGGTGTCCCCGGGGCGCTCTTCGGTCCATTCATGTCGCATAATGCCCTCCATTATGCCCCAGAGGCCGCCTGATGTCCAGCCCCTGGGACGCTTTTGACTCCGCCCTTCGAACTGTCTCCCGGCCCGCGGAGGATGACGGATGGGAGCCCACCGGCTCGCCGCTTGTCCAGAAGCGGCGGCGGCCGGATGGGAGCTATGAGACCAGGCCGACACCGCGGGAGGGGCAGGAGCCCGCCGTGACGCCCGCCCCCGAGCCCGGCATAGGCGAGCGGCTGGGCACCATGGCGAACAGGATAATTACCAGCGCGGGAGAGGGGGCCGCGTCCTTCCCTGAGCTGGGATCAACCCTCGCGCCCTTCCTTGGTGGCGGCCCTTCCGGTTCGGCCATGGTGCCAGAGCAGGACACCCCCGAGAGCCCCTTCCCCGTCGAGGCTTATCCCGACTTCGGCGCCAAGCCGGGGAGCTTCCTCGACATCAAGGGCGGCAGGGCGGACATCCACCGGCAATACGAAGCGGCCAAGGAGGCCCAGAGAGAGCTTCCCTACCCGTCTCCCACGGCCTCCGCGCTGGCGGACACGGTCGGCGAGGGGCTCGGCTTCATGATCCCGCTGGGAGAGAGCGGAGGGGCGGCCAGAGCGGCGGAGAAGGCCGCTTCGCGCGGCGGAGAGCGGGTGGCCGCCCCGATCGTCCGCGACATCGCCCAGCACACCCCCGAGGAGGCCGCCCTGCTGGCCCGCCGCGCAAAGGTCATGTCGGGCATGCCGGCCGAGCTGCCGCGGGAGGTGCCGCACGTCGGGCCAGTGGGGCTCGCTGGCGACGAAGCCGAGCAGCTCCAGCGGCTTGGGCTGCGCGCAGCCCCGGGGCCTGCCGGAGATCTGGCGCAGCGGTCTCTCGCGATTGGTGAGGAAGCCGCCGCAGAGCAGGCCTCCCACCCGTTCGCTCAGGTGGACGAGACCATGCGGATGCTGGGGATCGAGCCGCCTGCGGCTCCCTCTATGGCGAACGCGCGGGGCTTGAATACCGTCGACCCGCCGGCCGCCGTGAGCACTGTCCCTACAACGGGGGTACAGACAGCCACCACCACCGGCACCAAGCACTCTGTGACCCGCGCCGAGCGGGCCGCCGCCGGCCTCCCGGAAGTCGAGCGCCTTGCCCGCAGCGAGAGCGCCACCTGGGAGGAGGCGAAGGCGCTTTACGAGCAGGACCCCGGACACGCGCGGGCACTGGCTCAGCAGGTGGCCGAGAAGCCGCGCCAACTCTCAGACGTCGAGAACGATCTCCTGCTTCACGACCGCATGCATTTGACGCTCGACTATCGGGAAGCTCTCAGCGCTGAGGCCGACGCGCTGAAGGCGGGGGACTCGGAGGCCGCGGCGCTCGCCGCCGTCCGCCGCCAGTCGATCGCCGCCGCGCGTGACGCCTCCGACCAGGCCCTGGACCGCGCCGGCACCGTGTGGGGCCGTGCCGGCCGTGCCCGGCAGAAGCTCATCGCTGAGGATTACTCGGCGCTCACGCTCGACCGCCGGTACACGGTCGCCAACGGGGCGGAGGCGCCGGCACCGGTCCGCCAGAAGCTCGCCGAGATCTCGGCCAAGCTGGAGGAGGCCCAGGCCCGCGCCGCCGCCGCCGAGGAGCGCGCCATGAAGCTGGAAGCCCAGCGGGTGGTGGCGTACCAGGCGCGGCAGGGGGCGCGGGCGGCCCGCGGGAGCTCCCGGGGCACTACGCGCGCCGTCCTCGATGCTGAAAACGACGCCCTCACCAAGGTTTTCGCCGCTCGCGCCAGTACGCCGCGGGCCGGCCTGGACCCCGAGCTCGCCGGCATCCTCGCCAAGAAGGCGAAAAACAGGATCCAGGCCGGCGTAACGAACCTCCAGGATCTGGTGGATGGCCTGTACACGGAGGCGAAGCCTTACCTTGCTGAGCTGGAGCCCCGTGACGTGCGCGATGTCATCGCCGGCAGCGGGCCTAGGGCCGAGCAGGCGGCGCGCCAGGCCGTCGAGGGGGACCTCCCTAGGCTCCGCCAAAAAGCGCGCGTCCTCAACGCCCTGGAGGACGTCCGCGGGCGGCTCCAGGACCCTCGCCTCGCCCCGGACCTGCGCGGGAAGCTCGAAGCGGAGGCGCAGCGATGGGAGGCCGAGGCGGCGAAGCTCGGGCCGGGCCGCGGTCCGCTGTCCGATCCGGAACGGCTCGGCGCCGCTAAGAAGCGCGCCGGCGCCGCCGTCTCCGACCTGGAGCAACAGCTCGCCTCTGGGGAGATCCGTCCGCGCGCCGCCCGCGCGCCGCTCCCGGCGGACGAGGCACTGCACGCCGCCCGCGCCGAGGTTGCCCGCTTGCGGCGCCAGGCAGACCGGATCATTGCCGTCCGAGAAGCCGCAAATCGGACGGGCTTCGAGAAGGCGATGGACTGGACAGCGGGCTGGGGCCGCTTCCTAAAACTGTCCGGCCTTTTCGCCACGCCGCAAAAGATACTGGCTGCGGCGTCCACCCGCGCCTTGATCCTGCGCCCTATCGAAGAACTTGCCAGCGCCGGGGTCTCCAAGCTCCCCGTGGTCACGCACTTCGCAGCCGAGGCGCCGATCGAGGGCGGGGGCTCCCTGTCAGCGGTGGCCAAGAGCTACGCGAAGTTCTTCTCTCGCGAGTCGTGGGAGGAGGCCAAAGGCGTTCTGCGCCACGGGGAGGGCGCCTTCGATCTGGCCGCCGGCAAGGATCACTTCAACCCCGGGGTGCCGGAGTGGATGGACTACCCGGGACGGGGTCACGGGGCCATCAAAGCGCCCGCGAAAATCTCGGCCTACTACTTCGCTATGGAGAAGCAAGCGGGGCATCTCCTCAAGACGGGCGAGGGAGAGCAGCTCCTGAACCCCTTGACCCAGCGCGTCATGGACGGCAAGGCCCGCGCCTACGCCTACGATGAGATCTACATGGGCGACCACCGCCTCGTGGAGCGGTTCAACCGTTCGCTCGGCCCGATGCCGAACGAGTCGCTGCTGGAAAAGATGAGCAAGACGGCGGTCAGGACTCAGCTTCCAATCGTCAAAGTGCCTACCAACTTCGTCACCGACGTGACGCACTACGCTTTCGGCCTTCCGAAGAGCGCGACCAAGATGGGGCGCGTCATCTCGAGGGGGAGGAAGGCGCTGGCCGATGAAGCCGCTTCGAATCTTGGGGATGTGGTGCGCGCCGGCCTAAAGCTCTCCGCGCCGGGTGAGGCCGAGCTCATCATGCGCCAGCTCAAGAAGGGGCTCATCGGGGCGCCACTGTTCGCTCTCGCTGCGGCCGGCCTGATCAAAGCCGGCGGTTACTTTGTGCCGGGCCAACACAGACGGGCGACCGATCTCCAACCGGGAGAAATCGAAGTAGGAGATGTGCGCATCCCTCACATGGTGCTGCATCAGGGAGCGTTCGAAATCATCCAGTCCGGCAACGCGGTTTTCCGGGAGAAGGACATCGCGCAGGGCCTCTCGAATGCCTTCTGGGGCAACATGGAGCAGGTCCCCTTCTACGAGACGACCGCCCGGGCGGTCCGCGATGCGCGCCAGGACTGGACGCGCCCTGTGGGTGAGTGGGTGCGCGGCATGTCCATTCCGCCCGACGTCCAGCGCCTCGCCCGCGTGCTCGACCAGCGCGGCGAGCATGACCTCTCGGAAAAGATCCTCCAGGAGGCCGGCTGGAAGCACATCGAGTCCCGCCGGCGGAAGGCCCGGGGCGGAATCTTGGAGCAGCTCGGCGAAGAGGAGATGCTGGGCATCCCCGGGTTGCGGCAGAAGGTCAGGTAAAGAGACTCCCCTGGTTTGCACGGAGGCAGTGCGGCGAGAACCAAATGCGCTCCCTCAGCGCGTTAGCCTTTCCCCTCACGCTCCTGGCGTACCCTCCGCTCGCCTTCCACGCCGCCTCCGTCCAGCCGGGTGGAAACACCGCGCCGTGGTGCTTGTAGCCGCAGAGTACGATGCGGAGGTCCGGATTCGCGCCGTTGTCGATCGCCCACTGATAGGCCCGCCACCACACGCCGTCGCCGTCGTAGGAGTAGCAGATTGCGCGCCCCTCCTCGGGGTAGGGCGGATCGAGGAGCACGCCGGTGGTACCGATGCACGTGGTGACGGCTGGCCTCAGGATGCGCTCGAAGTCGCCGCAGCAGACCCGGACGCGGCGGAGGCGATCGGACAGGGCTTGCATGTACGCCTGCAGTCCGCCGCTCTTCGTGAGGAATCCGGAGGCGTGAATACCTCGGCCCGCAGCGCCAGAGTCGCCCGAGAGATCGGGCACCTGGTGGGCGAGACGGAGGACGCCGCGCCCGCTCTTGCTTTGCTGAAGGATGGGGCGCTTCTGGTGGCCGGCTGAGCCGAGCCCTGGCGCATGGACGCCTACGCCCCCGCCGTTACCGGTCAAGGCGGGCCGCTTCTCGACGACGCGGAGCGGGTTGATACCCTTGCCGCCGTTGATTCCGCGCGGCTTCCCCGCACCATTCGCCCGTCCGGTCCATTCCGGCCGTGTGCACCAGCCCGAGCCGATCCACAGACACTGCCCCCACACCCACCATCCGGCCACCTTCGCGTCGAAGTACTCGGGATCGCTCTTGAGGCGCTCGACCCTCTCCCGGCCGGTCTCGACGAGCCAGCGGTGGCGGGCGTGCAAGTCAACCTCGTTCACCGGCCAGTCGGCGAAGCTGGCGACCCGGTCTGGATCCGCGGCGACGGCTCGCCAGAAGTTGGCAAGGTAGCCATCGGCGTCGTTGACCGTCTCGATCTTGGGCTCGGAGAACCGGCCGAGCAGCACGCTCCCGCCCCCGAAGAAAGGCTCGACGTAGTTCCTGACGTCGCCGATGCGCTCCCAGATCAGGCCGGCGACGCGTGCCTTCCCGCCGAACCACGGAAACGGGGGCCGAAGGAGGCGCGCTCTCACCAGGCCCTCCCGGCCACCAAGCGGTCGCGATCGAAGCCCGGTTCCACCTGAAAGTGATCGTGCCCACCGGCCGGCCGCGTCGGAGCGCAGGCGAACACGAGGAAGAAGAAGCCCCCAGGGAAGACAGCCGCCTTGAGCTGGAGTCCCGGCATGCTGCGCACGAAGGCGGAGACCGGGCCGATGTCCGTCATACGCACACCTGGGGAGGTATTGGGATCTCGACGCCGACCGGCTTCCAGAGATGGAGGCAACCGGCGTGCGTGTTGACGTAGCTGGACTTCGGCGGGTGGAACTGGACCACGGTCTCCTGGTCGCGCCAGAACAGCCCCTTGGCCCAACACATCTCGGCCCAGCAGGGGGTCCGTCTGTCATCCTCCGCGAGAGACACAGAGACGTGCTCCCACGCAGGACCAGGCAAGTCCGCTTCCTGCCAGTCCCGCCCGTCGCTGGCGAGGATTCGCAGCATCCGCCCCGTGAGTTGGCAGCGAACAAAGAAGGTTCCCTGGAGTCCATCGGCGTCCGTCGTCGCATACTGGCCTTGCCTTACTCTGCCGCCCGACAGGCAGGCCGCTGTGTCGTTTTTCATCGCCTCCTCCTCGTCGTTTGTTTCCTTCCTCCGCTCCTCTTCACCGCCGCCGCGTGCGCCGGGCAGCGCTCGTAGGCCGCTCCGTCGCCGTTGAAGTGCCACCCGTGCCGACCGTAGCACCCGGACGGCTTCAGGCAACCGCAGGAGTCCAGCTCGTGCACCTCAGGCTGGAGCGGCTGCTGGTGGTACTCGCCGTCGTAGTCGCTCACGCGTACCACCTCTTGACGGTTCTGTAGGCGTCGAGGAGGTCCGCGGGGACTCCACAGATCTCGGCCGCCTCCAACAAAAACGCTTCAGCCTCCTCCCCGGCCCGCTCCGTGTCCGGCTGACCCACCAGTAAGCGAAGACGCTCGTATATTTCGCTGAGTCTGATCTCGTCTTCCGGCATGATGATGGTCATCGATATGCCCCCAACGCCAAGTTCTCCAGGACGAGAGCCCGCTCACACCTCTCCATGTACGGCCACTTCCGCCGAACACTCTCCGGGAGCCCCGCCGGCGCTTCGTCGCGCGGCTTGCCGTTGCCGCCGATCGCGGTCAGGGAGGCTGGATCATCCATCCATCGCCCTTGCCGAAACCAGGTTTCGGGGTTGGGGCGCACACCTGCCTGCCATCGAGGGGAGCCTTTTTGCCTTTCTAGCGCGGCGAGCACTTCCTCGTCCCCTGGCCAGTCCGAGCGTCGGCGCGCCAGCTGGGCCGCCTTCTCAGCCGCGAGCTTGCCGACCTTCACCGGGTTCGCAGACCAGAACCGCGCCCAAAACGCTGCGAAGCCGCCGCGCGTCGTCGGGAGGGCGTCCAGGAGCCCCGCCCGCGCCCGCAGCTCCGCCACCAGCGGCCCGAGGTGGTGCGCGAGGTCGGCGAGCTCGGGATCGCTGGCGAGGATCGCCTCCAGGCCGGCGGCGGCTTCCAGGGCGAGCCTCACAGGATCTTCCCGGCGGCTCATCGGCGCGCTCATGCCCGCCGCCGATCCGAGAGAAAAGCGAGGGCCTGAAGCCCTATCCAGCGGGCGTATTCAGGCGGGATCGCCTGGCTGAGGTACGCCATCGGCATCCAGTCGATTCCCATCGCGGCCCGGGCGTCGTCGGTGGAGAAGGTCTGCCTCCCTGGATGGCGGCCGCCGGACGCTGGGTGGTCACCCGCGACCGTCAGAACCCGCCGCTTCAACTCGCCTTGTGGCGTCATCATCCCTCCCGCCATCGCCTTGCCGCCGGCCACGCAGATCACCCGCGGCGTGTTGGCGCTGTTGCAGCGGTCGCCGGAGACGGTGATCACCTCCCGCCGCCGGCCCCAATTCGCGGCGGACACCTCGGTCGCATGTCCGGTCACGCTGAGAGCGCGGCGCGAGTGGCTCGTTCCCGGCAAACCCTTCTTCCCCACCACCGTCACGACTGCTCTCTTTGCGGCCATGTGGGCGTCCTTCCCGCGGTTACCCGGCCCCATGCCGGTGCCGGTGACGGTCAGGCTCTCTATGCCGATGTGGCCGTGCTGGCAGGCGGGCCGGAGGCCTGTGCAGAAGCTTGTCTCGAAAAGGCGGTGCCGCTGGATCTCGGCGCCGCCCTCGGGAGTGTCGATGCCGAGACCGAACATCGTCCCGCAGAGCATCGTCAGGTAGGAGGCGCCGCCGCCGAGCGGGGCGCCGGGGACGTTCTCGATCACCCACAGCCCGCCCCAGCGCTGGAGGAGTTCGCGGGTGGCGGGGATGAGGTCCGGATACTCGCGGCCTGGGTTGATCTTCCGGAGGACGCTGTGCGCCTGACAAGGCGGGCTCGCCCAGATGAAGTCAAAGTGCCCGTGCTGGCCAGCGATCACCCGGTCAAGGAATTCCAGGGCGTCGGCTTGCACGAAGACGGCTGGGTTGACGATGTCCGCCGGCGGATGCATTGCGCAACCGGGACAGGTCCGACCCGGTCCCCCGTGGCGCAGTACCGGCGGCTCGCCCGCCTTGCCGAGCCGGGAGTGCCCGACGAAGGAGCGCTCGCACTTCGGATCGGCGTCCACGCCCACGACCTCGAAGCCGGCCCGGCGGAGGCCTTCGGTGACCCCCCCACCGCCGCAGAACAGGTCCAGCGCCCGGGGCCTCATGGTCGCACCGCCAGCGCTATCACGCGCTCTCTGAGGCAGTCAGGGCACAACCGGCCCGGCAGAGCCCTCCTGCCGCGGATCAGAGCAGCGCAGCACCCAGGGCAGAGCCTGGGCCGGGTGTCGGGGCGGCTCGCTTCCTTCGGTCGGCGTCTCATCGCCGTCTACCTCCGCCGTCGCTCAGCACAGCGAAGAGAAGGAACCCCAGGGCAAACCCGCCGAAAGCGCCACCAGAGAGGCACAGCCAGGCGGCAGGTGTCACCGGTCCACCCCCTCGACGCGCCCAGGCTCCCGGCCCTCGGCCGCTTTGTCGGCGCGCTCCTCGCGCGTCTGCCGGGCGGCGGCTCCGTCGTCTGGGTCATCTCCTGGAAGTGCCACCGCGAGCAGAATCGCGAGTTCCGCAACCGCCTCAGGGGTGAGCACAAAACCGGCGATACCCGCGTCCACTGGCCTAAGGAACGTCCGGCCGTCCGGCTCGACCGCCACATCCAGACCGGCCGCGCCATTCCTGCCCTCGATCCGCCACATCGACGCCGACGCGCTCTCGATCCGCCACATCGACGCCGACGCGCTTGGGAGATGCAGCTCCTGGGCACACTCCCTCTGCTCGATTAGAGTGAAAACGCAGAGTTCCTCCGGTAGCCCCCAGGATGGGCCGGCGGTCACGTGCCCGATGGTGAAGATCGTCTCGCGGCCGGTGTAGCAATTTGGGGCGTCTCGGTATCGGGGTTCCCACTCCCGGAGCAGCACGGTGTCGCCAGTCTGATACGCGCGATCTGCGCGGCGCACTTCGTGCCGCTTCTTGCCGTCGAGCACCGCCTGAAACTCGTCCGGCCACGTCTTCAGCTCGTGGCGGGGAGGTGGCCTGTGCTCGCTCGACGCGCCTTCCCCGCCTTCCCGATCGCGTTCAGACTCATCCCTTTTGTCGTGCATGATTATTCACTCCTTAGACACTACCTCCCGGAATCCCTCCTGATGGGAGGGGGCCGGCCTCGCCGGTCTCCAACGTGTCCATGGTAGCCAGTACGCCTGGCCTTTACTCCCTTGGGGAGCCCTCACCATGGTCTGCGACCCTCGCACCTCTCTCCCCCTCAGGGACCGGGACGTCTCCGTTCCTGCCGGCGATCCACTACGCCGCCCGTTGCCCGGATTCGAGGCGCTTGGGCCTGGAGTCGTTGGCGACCCCGGCAGCGGGCTCCTGCCTCCCGCCTACGGCGCTCTTTCAGGGGGCGCGACTGCGCCTCTCGGCTACCCCCAGGGTAGAGAGCTGTGCTTGACCCGGTGCTGCTGTTGGGAGGCTTGTCCGGCCGAGGGGAGCAGATGAGCCAAACAGGAGCACGACCGGGCCGACAAGCCGGAGGGCTTGTCTTTCTGACCGATCGTGCTATTCTGGTGGGGCATCATTTTCTCCTGTGCCCGCGCGGTCGCCTCCTTCAAGACTCCGCCGGGCACTTTCTCTTTCGGATGGAACCGTCCGCCCATCAGAAAAGAGAGGTGCGACCGTTGCTCAAGATGGTACGCCTACGCTTTGGCGCTCGTCAATCCTCAATCGTCCGCCTGAACGGCGAGAAGACGGATGGTCTCCCGCGTCAGCTTGAGTCTCATCAGAAGCGCCTCCCTTCGTGCTCCGGCCGCCGGCATCGGCGTGTGCGAGCCTCTCGGGAGTCGCCTCCAACTCCAGGCCCGCGGCATCTACGGCTTCTTCCACTCCGGAAACGGCTTTTCATCCTTGCGCTCCCACCAGCGGTAGCGCCACCCTCTAAAACCGACGATGGGCTCGTCGATGGTGAGCGCTTCAGCGCCACCCTCACGCCCGAATACCAGCCGGTTGCCATCCACCTCAAGCCGGGTGAGAGGGGCAAAGCCACGGAGCTTGCCGTGCGCCACGATGTAGACCCTGTCGCCCGGCTGTATTTTAGGCCTGCCCCCCGACGTGAAGAAGCCCCACTCTTCGCCTGTCGGCGGGTCCCCGGGTAGGTCGCCTTCCTCTATCCAGTCCTCCCAAATCCCTTTGGGTACCGTCACGACCACGTCCATATCAAAACCTCCTTCCTTCGTGCTCAGGCACCAGCCACACCACGGCGCCGTCGACGCGCACGGGCGGCTGCTGGCCGAAGGTCTCGCCGCAGAGGCAGAGCGCGCCAGGGCTCGCCGCCGGCATCGGCGTGTGCGAGCCGGGGCAACGCTGCGGGCGCAGGACACGGGCGGTCTCATGGAGCATCGTCATCCTCCCCCGGCTCCCTCCCCCGGACCGGATCCTGCGGAAGGGCGGCGCGCATGGCGGCCAGACCCTCTAGGTTTTTGGTGAGTGCGGCCAGCCCGATGGCAAGCTGATCCGCAGGCAGCTTGCAGACCTTCAGCCAGCTTGACTCTCCGAAGGCGGCCTGGAGAGCGCCCTCTCTCGCCTCTCCCGCGAGCCCGTGTGCCTTCAGGGTCTCCCTGGCGACCTCGACGAGGCTGTCGCGGTCCTGCGCCTGGGAGGGCGCAGCGATTGGCTCCGTTTGGCCGGAGCTGCCGGGCTGGGCGGTCGCCAGCTCGGCCTTCAGACGCTCGGCCAGTGCCTCCGTGCGCGCTCCCAGCGGCTCCGGGCCGGCTGGCGAGATGTCGATCGAGCCACCGCGTCGACCCACCTCCTCAGGGATGTAGTCCGAGCCGACCTCCTCGGGAAAGGCCCTGCGCAGCGCGGCGGCCTCAGCGCACTTCTCGAGCTGGCCTCGCGGACGCGTCTCCCACATCTCATTTGGGACGTCGCTCTTGCCCATCGTGGCGTAGGTCTCCAGGTACCACACCTTCGGGCCGGGGAATGGCACCCGCTGGCCGTCTACGAGACGATAAGCAGTGATTCGACACCAGGCTGGGAATGTCACGGTCTTTTCGACCTCCCGCTTTCCGACCTCCCCTTTAAAGGTGCGCGTCTCGTCAGGCCCGAACAGAGCTTCATCGAAGCCGGCATGCTGGCCGGTGCGCACGGCGGTGGTGCGCAGCTCAGCAATCCCCGGCCACACGGTCTCCACTTCGCGACCTTGCTTCGAGTCCCAAATGGGCACGATGTGGCACTGCCGCTTGAACGGATCGAGCTTGCGGGCACGGCAGTAGGTGAGCGCCAGCTCGATGGCCTCGGTCGTCTTCGCGCTTGGATAGATCGCATCAACGAGAGCGCGCCAGTCCCCCGGGCTGATGCCGAAAGCCGATTGTGCGCGAACCGGATAGGGCGGTCGGCCAGGCGAGACGACGATAAGGCGGTCACCCGCCGGTTTCGCGAGCTGCTGTTCCTTCGGTTCGCTCATCAGATCTTTCCTCCGATCTTCTTGTTGACGAGACGGAGAGTCCGGTAGCGGGTCTCCGTGTGGTACTTCTGCTCCAGGTGTGGCAAGTCGCGCAGTAAAGCCTTCGTGTCGATCTCGTTCCGCACGCTCTCTAGGTACGTGTAGAGCTTCTTCGGGTCCCCGAAGTCTGCCCCTTCGGCGTCCCCCATGGCGGCCAGGAGGGCGGCCTGGGTGCGCGCCTTGGCGTCCTTGGCGGCCTTGTACGCGTCGTGCGCCTTCTGGAAGGCCCAGGCCAGCGCGGGCTCGACGTGGGCGACGCTGGCGGGCTCCCTGCGCACGCGGCGGAGCACCTTCAGGGCCGCCTCTCCGTATCCCGGCGTGGGATCGGGCGGGATGTGGGGCAGGACGTGATCCACCCAGAACCGCCGGCACTGCTCAAGGATCACCGCCACCAGCTCCTGGTGGCGGGGAGCCTGGTAGAGCTCGACCCGCGGGCGGCCCCACCGGGCCAGCAGGACGGGCACGTGCACGAGTTGGAGGCTCTCAAGGCAACCCATCTGGAACCCCGTCTGCACGAGGACTCGGTCCGGGAGCGCGTCGGTGCCCGGCTCGCCGAAGAGGTGGCCGAGGCCGGTGAATTTGGCCTCGAGCGCACTCTCTACGAGGGCGAGGCGGCCAGGATCGCCCCCCTCGTGCGTTACGATCGCGTCAAGGTTGGCCGCAAGGTAGGGTTCAGGCCCCAGGACGGTCACGTTGCGCTCGATCGAGACTCCCAGCCGCTCCGCGGCCTCCTCCAGGATCGCCTGCTCGAACCGGTTTCCGAGCCTCATCGGCTCCGTCTCCTCATCCTCTTCCAGGTCGTGGACCTTGGACAGGTACACCTCCAGGCGGGAGCGGTGCGGATCTACACCGAGGACCGCGGGCGCATCGGAACTGCCGATACAGTGGCGGCGGGCGGCGCGCTGTTCAGGGCTGAGCATCGGCATCCCTCCAGACTGGCGGTTCAGGATAGTGCTGCCTTACAAGGTCGGCGCAGACCGTCAGCGTGTCCACTCGGTCGACGTAGGCGGCGTCGTAGGCGTCGTAGGCGGCGGCGGCGGCGGCGGCGGCGGCGGGGGCGGGGGCGGCGGCGGAGGCGGCGTAGGCGGCGTAGGCGGCGGAGGCGGCGGAGGCGGCGGAGGCGGCGGCGTAGGCGGCGTCGGCGGCGGAGGCGGCGGCGGAGGCGGCGTCGGCGGCGTCGGCGGCGTCGGCGGCGGAGGCGGCGGCGGCGACGTAGGCGGCGTCGGCGGCGTCGGCGGCGTAGGCGGCGGCGGCGACGTAGGCGGCGTCGGCGGCGTCGGCGGCGTCGCGAACCGCGGAGAGGGCCACCCCCTCGCCTCTCGCCCACCTTTCCGCGGTTTCAATCGCCGTAAGCGGCCCTATTATTACACCGGGCCGGAGGTGAACAAGCGCAAGACGTGCGCAAGCGCAAGCAGCCAGAACAACCCGTCGTCGCTCTGGGCTCTCAGGCGCTTCAGCAAGCCGCCCCGCCAGCCAGAGCATCCAGTCGCCGCGGGGACAGGCAGCCCACGCGGACGCCAAGGAATCGTGCTGCTCGGCGAAAGCCACAGCCTCAGGGCAAGGATTCAGGGATTTCAAGCGGTCGAGCCAAGCCTCCGCTCCGTTCGGGCCCCGACTGCTCATCGGCACACCCCACGATCCCAGGCCCGCAGGCCGGCAAGCTCAGAAGCGGCGAGAGGAATGCGGTAGGCGTCGGCGACGGCGCGAAATTGCCGAGCCACCACCGGCCGGACCGGAGCAGCCTCAGGACACCACGCCCCCGGCATGCGGTCTCCAGCCAGCACGTCGGAAGGGTACTCGGGCTGCGCGGGCTCGGCGGGGAAGGGACCGACCAACTCGGCAGGCTTAGGTGAGGGCGCAAACTTCACCAGGGCGGCGCGCCCCGCCTTCGTCGGCACGAATACCTCGGTCGGCTGAGGCCCGTACTTCGGGTCGGGAAACTGGTGCACCGCCTTCCTGAGATAGCCGACGTTGTGCAGGTACCAGTGCTCCGTGGTCGAATACCGCGCCTCAAACCGGCCGAGCGCCACCACGTTTTGGAGCGCTTCCAACCGCGCGGGCGTGATCGTGATCTGCGAGGGGATCACCGGGCGCCTCCCGACATCTCATCGACCAGCCTGCGGCCTTCCCTCATTTGCCGCCGGATCTTTCGAACGATCCCGCCGACGCGCTCAGCCTGCCGATCGGTAGAGGCCAGCTCGTCGCCGCATCGTTCGTTCCACCACTCCTGGGGCACTTCGACAAGCACCCATCCGTCAAAGGCTGAAACTCCGTCCCCACCCAACATCTGGGATCGGCCGTCATGAGTGGCGAGCTTTCTGCCATCACCAGCGTCCTCTTGCTGGTTTCTGATCGCGGCAGCCTCGTCGTAATCCATCGGTGAGCGCGAGACGAAGACCCCAGCGTCGTTCAGGCCGAAGCAGCGGATGCTGGAGGTGCCAACGACTTCGTTCTTGTGCGTGTTGATCAGGATCTCTTTCATCGTCCTACTCCTTCTCGCAGTGGGAACCCGAGGCCAATCCCCGGGCGACAACCTCATTATGCAACGCATTATGGCGCGACGTCAAGTGGTTTCGCTCAACGAGATCTCGTGACTACCACACGACCCACTACGGGTCAACGTTTGACCCATCGGCCTGTCGTCTCTCCCCGCGCGCGCGAGGTTGCACTTAGATCACACCCGCTCGTGGGCGACCAAGCCACCGCCTCACCCTCGCACCAAGGTACCGCGGTAACTTCCGATAACGGGTATTCTGTTAACCGACGCGTTATCACTGCTAAGCCAAGGGCAGACAAGTGCTTACGCCATGCTTTACAGGCTGATGCCGCAGATTATTGTTGCACCGTTCGTTGTGCAGCCACAATATGTAGGGGGTCCGACCCGAACTTGAGGGGGGGGAGGGGTCCGACCGGCGCCGCCGGTGTCGGGGATG